GCTATACACATGGTAGACACGGAAAAAGAGGTATGCAAAAACATCCTAGACCGCCAGCAACTAGGGCTTAAAAAATACGGGCGCACGGTGGCAGGAAATCCGCTAACAGAGCGCCAATGGTTGCAACACGCCTACGAAGAAGCGTTAGACCTAAGCATATACCTCAAGCGCCTGATGCAAGAAATGGACGCAAAAAACTCAGCGCGGGATGATTGGAAATGAGAAAACGAACTAAGCGCAAGGAGTGGGCGCTAATCAACCCCATAACACACGCAACCTACCAAGCCTCAAAGCTGACAATCGCAGAGCTAAACGCGCAGAGACAGCCGGTAATAGTGGCACTAGAGCAGCTTATGCAAGGCAATTGGGACAAGAATGAATCATGGCAACCAATGTTTGAATGCCTGAACCGCATAGAAAGCCTGACAAAGCTGAACAACGTAGACGCCAAAGACTACATAAGCAAGGCGCAAGGCGTATTTGTAGCCGCGCTAAGTAGACATGAAAAAACAGGTGCCAGGGCATTCAAGGCTGACGAACTGGCGACCATGCGCGAGGTTGTAGAGGTGTACAGCGACTTGATACAGGAATGCAGCCGTAGACAGCTACAAGAGGCCACAAGGCACACCAATGCCAACATGGATAGAATTGTTAAACAAAAGACCGGCCTTAAAGTGGCAGGTTGTATTTTGGAACCAGCATGAAAGAAAAAGACGATTTTGTAGAAAAAGAGGACTGGATAGACAACCTTCTCAGGTTTCTAGCTATAGGAATAGCTGCGGCGTATGTTTTGGTGTTTTTCCTGCTATGAAAGACGAAGAGGACGCACTGATAGCAGGGCAGATAATAGTTCTGATTATCGCGGTCGTAGTTGTAATTTTTTTGCTAAACCTAGGGTAAACCCTAATACACAGACGCAAAAACATGCCCGATAATTCATACATCAACAACGCAACCGGAGAGAAAAATGGCAATCACAATCAACAACGCAGCGACCCTCATTGCAGATATTGACCCATCACTGTCTGTAATATGGCTAAACAATCCATTCCAGCGCCATAACATCGTTACGGCTTTCCATGCTTCGCTGAGCAAAAGCAAGTATGCAGCAATGGCCGACCGCATTGCCGTAATGCTGCGATCTGCTATTGATGCAGATACTGCAAAATAATCCAAGGGCTTCGGCCCTTCTGTTAAAATAGAACAAACTAGGCGGCTCATTCTCTCCCTCCGGTAGTCTCAATCCTAGACTGGACAATTCTCTCAAGTGCGACCGCTCCGAGCCTGTGTTTTGAGACGAGCGAAAGCATTAAAAGCGGTGAGCCTAAACATCGGCCGCAATTGTGAGAATGGATACATGAACCAAGCCCCTTGGCATCATCGATGCAGCTAAAGCAGGGGGTTTGATTGATGGTGTAACTCAGTTGGTCAGAGTCATGGGCGCACTAATGCAGCGCTGATGCCCTAGTAGGGTAGGCAAGTCGCAGGTTCAAGTCCTGCCACCATCAACTATCACGCATGCGGCATTACGGTCAATGCATGTCCCTTACGTCACTGCGGGCCCGCACACGTAACACAGGCTTAATCCTCGTAGTCCGCAGCCGTGATGGTTAAGCCGTAGGTGGGTAAGACCAAACTACTGGTAGGGTAGGGGAGTCTCTGCCGCCATCACACAAAAGCACAATCCATGCCTATAATTGGCTATCACGGAAAACCCGAGGTAAGCATGGCATTCAATCAAGACAAAGCAGACGAGGTATGTATCCTTCTAGAGGATGGCCTAAGCCTCCGCAAAGCAGCGGAAAAGGTGGGGGAGTCAGCTAGGACTATCCTCAATTGGACAAAGGCTAATCCCGCATTCCTTACACAATACACGCGAGCAAGGGAAATCGGCTATCTGCAATTGGCAGACGAAATCCTAAACATCTCCGACGAGTATCAGGTGGAGGTAAAGCACAACGGGGAAGATAAGACTATCGACCTGAGTGCAACGGCTGTAGCCCGTAATCGCCTGAGAGTGGATACACGTAAATGGATGCTCTCCAAGATGCTGCCAAAGGTCTACGGCGATAAGCTGGAATTGACCGGCGACGATACGAACCCGCTCCAAGTCGTAACTAAGGTGCAGTTCGAAGTTGTCCACCCTAAAACTTAAAGTACCGGCAAAGCTGGCCCCATTACTCCAGCCAAAACGCTATAAGGGCGCATACGGTGGGCGAGGTGGGGCTAAGTCGCATTTCTTTGCTGAACAGATCGTATGCCAAGCCCTGACAGGTAAGCGCATCGTTTGTCTGCGTGAGGTGCAAATCTCCATTAAGGAATCCGTCAAGCAGTTGATTGTGGACAAAATCATAGGCATGGGCCTAGATTCACAGTTCGAGATTCTTGAATCAGAGATACGAGGGCCGCACGGTAGCCTAATCATCTTCAAGGGCTTGCAGTCATTCAACGCTGCGAACATCAAATCGCTGGAAGGTTTTGATATTGCATGGGTAGAGGAAGCACAGACCCTCAGCCAGCACTCGTTAGACCTGTTACGCCCGACAATCCGCAAACCCGGCTCTGAGTTGTGGTTTAGCTGGAATCCCCGTTACAAGACTGACGCAGTAGATAAGTTTTTCCGCAAAGACAAGCGAGACGATGCTATCTGCATCATGATTAACTGGTACGACAATCCGTGGTTCAAAGATACGCCACTCTATGCGGATATGCTGGCAGACTTTGAAGCAGACGAGGATAAAGCCGAGCATGTGTGGAATGGCGCGTATGGTTCAAGCCAAGGCGCTATTCTGGCGAAGTGGGTAGGACAGGCCGAGCGAGAGGGGCGAATCCATGATGGCGTGGAGTACGACCCAGAAGGGCCAAAGATCGTCATATCGTCTGACTTGGGTTTCAGGGATACAACCGCATGGTGGTTTTGGCAAGCTGCGCCGGGTGGATTTAACCTTGTGGACTATACGCAGGGTAACGGCATGGACGCCGACGATTGGATACCCGAGCTTAGAGATAAGCTGGCCGATATTGGTGGACGCAACTGCCTAGGCAAGATATGGCTACCTTCTGACGCAAGGGCTAAGACGTTTCAGAGCAAACACACGGCAGTAGAGCGATTCATTGCGGCATTTGGTCATGACAAGCTAGCCATAGTCCCACAGTCTCGCAAGTCCGACCAGATCGAGGCCGCACGGACGACCATTAAGAAGTGCGCTTTTCATAAGACCAAGTGCGAGGAAGGGATAGACGGGCTATTAGCGTGGGAGTTTGTCTATAACGAGGAATCAGGCGTGTTTAGCCGTGAGCCTAATCACAATTGGGCGTCTCACCCCTCCGATGGCTTCGCCTATGGTTGCCAAGTAATGTCGCAAGTTCAACCAAAAGAACCTGAAAAACCCGCAGAATTTGCCATAAAAGGGGTAAACGGGCGCATAATCACGCAATCCCTAGATAAACTCTGGGCAGAAACCCCTACAAAGCGCGAGAGGTTCTAATGAGTACCCTAACAGTAACAAGCGGCGCAGTTCTTTTGGGAATCGGCGCTATTCAGCCTAGCGACACATTCCAAAACGGCGTATTGACCTCTGCCACTGGTGGACTAAACCGCGCAGTTCCCGCAGGTGGCGACGAATACTCAAACGGTCTATTGCGCACTGACGCAGGTCAGATCAGATACTTTGACGCCACCGCAGGCTTACCTGCTGGCACTCAGTGGGCTAATGGGCTTCCATTCTCTACCGCTGGCGCTTTGTGTATCTCTACCAATGCCGCATCGACCTATTCAAACGGCATTCCCTTTGCCGCTAACGGCGCAGTAGCCGCAGGAATCATCTAATGATGGAAGAAATCAACCCCGTAGACGAACACCGGCGCTGGACGCAAGAGCTAAAACTTGCAGCCGATGAGGACAAAAAGTGGCAAAAGCGTGGCGATAAGATCGTCAAGCGCTATCGTGATGAGCGTCAAGGCTGGAGCGATTCTGGCAAGCGCTATAACATCCTATGGGCCAATATCCAGACGATGCTGCCTGCTTTGTATGGCCGCACTCCCCGCGCACAGGTAGAGCGTCGATGGAAAGACAAAGACCCCGTAGGCCGCACAGCTTCGGTTATATTGGAGCGAGCGCTTCAATACGAGATTGACCACTATGGTGACTTCGATAACACGAATAAACATGCGGTACTTGATCGGCTATTGCCGGGACGTGGAACGGCGTGGGTTCGGTTTGAAACGAAGGAAGTTGCGAAAGCAGAAGTAATCGAGGAGCCTACAGAGGATGTAATGGGCGAGCAGCCCGACATGACCTATGAATGTACGCCTACTGATTATGTTTTCTGGAAAGACTTCCGCTGCTCACCTGCCAGAACATGGGACGAGGTTACATGGGTGGCCCGTCGCATTTACATGACCCGTGGAGACGGTGTTAAGCGCTTCGGAGAAGACTTCAAAGAAGTACCCCTAGCGCATGAGCCTATCGGACTGGATGACCTGAGCAAAGCAGGTGCAAGCCAAGCCGAGCAGGAAAGTCTGAAAAAAGCCATTGTTTGGGAAATCTGGAGCAAGGGCGACAAGCGGGTTCATTGGGTGGCCGAGGGCCATAACAAGCTATTGGACAGCAAGGAAGACCCCTACGGGCTAGATAACTTCTGGCCTTGCCCTAAGCCTCTGTTTGCTACCCAGACGACAGACACGCTAGTCCCCGTCCCTGATTACGCGCTCTATCAAGACCAAGCCGAAGAAATCGATATGTTGACGCAGCGTATCGGCATGCTGACTGAGGCGTTGAAGGTCGTAGGGGTTTTCGACGCCAGCCAGCCAGCTATTGCGCGAATGCTGAATGAAGGTGTAAACAATACCCTGATCGGCGTAGATTCGTGGGCGGCGTTTGGCGAGAAGGGTGGACTGAAGGGGACTGTAGACTTCCTGCCGCTTGAACAGGTTGTAAACGCTCTGACCCACTGCTACACAGCCCGAGAGCAGGCGAAGCAAGTGGTCTACGAGGTTACCGGACTGTCAGACATTATCCGAGGCGCTTCTATGGCCTCCGAGACAGCTACAGCCCAGCAGATTAAGAGCCAATACGCATCTCTCCGTTTGAAGCGCATGCAGACCGAAGTAGCGCAATTCTGCTCCGAGTTGCTGCGCATTAAGGCCCAGATGATGTGCGACCTGTACAGCCCTGAGAGCCTGATAGAGATGTCCGGCATCATGGGGACTGACGACGCGCCTTATGCCGAGCAAGCGATTGCACTGATTAAACAAGAGCCTTCCCGTTCATTCCGCATTGAAGTTGCCGCTGATTCGCTGGTAGAAATGGATGAGATTGGCGAGAAGCAAAGCCGCACGGAGTTCATGACTGCCTTCGGCGCGGTTCTACGTGATGCCGTGCCAATGGTGCAAGCTGCCCCTGAGATGGGCGCTCTAGTGGGCGAAGTTCTGCAATTCGTTGTCCGCACGTTCAAGGGTGGGCGTCAATTGGAGAATGTTTTGGAGAC